CCATGCGTGAATTCTCGGAATAATCCGCTTGAATCGACACCCACTCTGGAAATTCACTAGAGAAACCGCGTTGGTAGAATTGACTAAACCAGTTGTTACGTCCACGTGGTGTGGAAATAAAAATGGCTTTTGCACCAGGCTTGTCTAGAGTAGGTCGTAGTGCAACGTTAAAAGCTGCTTCGCCGTCTGAGCCTAGGGCAGCCTCGTCAAAGATAATTAAGTCATAGCTTCGGCCAACGCACGAATCCACTGTTGACAGCGAGCCCATACGAATAGTCGAACCATTTTCTAACTCAATGATCTTGTCTTTTAGGTTGTCACGCGCAACTTCCAAGTCAAAGTGCTTTATTAACCGGCGTTGCAGCTCGAAGCTAATGCCCGACAAATTATAGTTCGGCGACATGATTAACACATTCGACCCAGGTACTAGCGAGACTAGTTGACCCACCACGTTGGCAATATAAGTTTTACCCAATCGACGTGCTAGTGCAGCGCAAATAAACCGGTATTTAGGGTCGTTGACAGCGTTGATTAGTGCTGTTTGTGGGCGGTTGATGGTTTCGTAAATGCCTAATAATTTTAAGTAGTTAGTGATCGGCAGTTTAATAAAACGGGTAGTTGCTGGAAATTCAACAATTGCATCACATTCAACATCTGGGCGAGATATAGTCAGCATCCAACCCCCGAGGCTAGCACGATTCGGCAAATGTGCTCTAGGCGCTCGATATGCTCATAAGCACGCCAAGGACTAGTATCCACCGCAACAACGCCGTGTCCACGAATACCAACAATATCATACTGAATATTGCCTAAATTATCCAAACCCAGTTTTTCATGGCACTGATCTGCTAGTTCCTGTGAAATGGGTGCCACATCACCAACATTGGGTGCAACACGAGTATAGCGGTTGAGTTCTGGAAAGCTGGCACTAATGGTTGAAAGATCAATTCCCCTATGCATAGCTGCAATCGAGTAGGTGGGGTGCACATGCACTACCACACGCACATCGTGGGTTATTTCACGTTGTAGCCCAAAGTGTAGTGGTAGTTCTCCTGACGGCTTTAAGTTCGCACTGATATCCGTATACTCTGCGATTTCCCAACCAGAAGTTAAAAATGGCGGTACAGCACTGATCTGATCAACTAACTTAATCTTTTTAAACTGATCGGGCTGCAGCGTTTGCTTGCGGACTCCACTAGGAGTTATATAAAAGTGGTCACGGTCGTGGTGGCGGATTGAAACGTTACCATCGCGCGATGTAATCCAATTCCTGTTGTAAGCGTCGACTAGTACTTCACAAATTGTTTCTAACATTAAACACCTTCTCCACTGATAAGTCGTGACACCAATTGCGAATATTTCGACCCGTCCAAACCCTCATTGATTTGAACGTTTACTTGCTTTTGAGGGCCGCTTGGACCTTGGCGGAGTTTTTCAAGTTGGATTTCGCGATCCAGTAAGTCCATCGACATTTTATGACTGATTTGTAGCAATTCAGCAATGTCTTTAGTTGAGCCAGTTTGTGATTCATGTAATTCCTGAAATTTTTGTTTGATTAGTGAATCCATGGCAGCACGCATTTCAAACTTGTTGTTGAATCCGGTGTCCATGAATACCGCATCGATATAAGCCTTGACTTCGCGGCGGCTTAAGATCTCGGTTACCAAGGTTGGGGGCAGGTCAAGTTCGTCAGCTACCCGTTTGGCGTCTTGCAGTTGCAGGTAACAATTGGCCACTTCCAGGGCTTCTGGGGCGATGTTGAGGGTTTCAGCAGGTAGGTTTTGCGTCATAGTAATATCCTTTGGGGCAATTATACCACGGGGGCGTGTGGTGGCACAAGTGGAGTTTTTTGGTGGAGGTTGGGGCAGTTGGGTGGTTTGGGGTGGTTGAGGCAGTTGGGGTCAAACGGGCTATAGTACGGCACCGTAGTGGTTTTGGGATTTCTTTTGAATAGGCCGCGTGTGGGTGGGTGCCACGGCATATGTGTAAACTTTAGTCTACTAACCGCCCCTAGTCCTTTTGTTTCTAAACCTACTAGAGTATGAGTACTTTTGTTTCCTATCAGATTTGTGAACCAACTACTACTTAGGGTAAGCACCTAGAAAATAATTTGCAAAAGGCTTGCACGACTAGAATTCGATGGTATAATTCATACATGACAACGAAAGACACTATGAGCACAGAAACACGAATCTCCGCCCTTGCATATGCTGAAACCCTGATTGCATACTATCGTGCACAAAATACCGAAGGTATTGATAAGGATACTTTGGTTCGCAAAGCGTACAATGCACTTTGTGACGCACAAAATATGTTGGCTTATGAGGCTGAATGTGAGGCTAAAAATGCGTGAATTTTTTGACATGGTGTTGGCAATGGCTTGCATTGCCTTGCCCTTTGTGTTATACTTTGTTTTTGTGATGAAACCTTGAAAGGAAAATTGGAATGACTGCTAAGACTGTGAACTATACGCCCGAGCAAACTGCTCGGATGGTTGCCGACTACCAAGCTGGCACAACTGTTGAAACTATCGCTGAGGCATTGGGTAAAACTGTGCGCTCTGTGGTTGCGAAGCTCTCGCGTGAAAAGGTTTATGTTGCTAAAACCTACGTTAGCAAAACTGGTGAGGCTGTAATCAAAAAGGATACAGTTGCTGATTACATCGGTGAGGCTCTTGGCTTGGCTGAGGCTGATACAGAATCGCTAACTAAAGCTAACAAAACTGCATTGAAAGCCATTGCAGACTTTATCAAGGCAGAAAAATCTTGATACAAAGGGCTTAATGCCCTTTGCCCACAGAAATGAATACTTTTGTTTCTGTGGGCGCCAATTATACCACAGTATAATTGCCCGTGTCAAGCACTATTTGCTAGGTGTTTACCCCTATGTTGTATTTTTGCACACACGATATTTTTGGCACTTTTCTGGTATAATAGAACACATGAACAGACAAGAAAAAATTTATGCGATATGGTCTATGAATGGGCATTACTATGATGCTATAATGAATTCATGCCCTGCATGGGTTATGGACTCAGAAGATTTTGACGACTGGTTTTATTCTCAGATTGGAATGTAAAATGATTAAATCAGATATGATGCGTTTATTTCAGTTAATTTTGCAAGATGAATTCAAATTGAAATCAAGAATTAATTTTGCAAAAACAAAAGTTTTGCGCTTTGATGGTGACTCTTGCATGGGATTGTATGAGGGCGAGAAAATTTCAAATAAAAAATACAATCATAAAATTCGCATTGCCACCAGCGAAGTAAAAACACCAAAAGATTTGTTTAGCACACTAGCCCATGAATATGTTCATGCTTGGCAAATGGAACAAAACAAAGATTTAGACCACGATACAAAATCAGGGTTTACAAATTGGAGAAAATATTTTCTTGCTTATTATGGCGTTGACATTGTGTCTTTTAACGCAACTTGAATACTCAGGTTTGCAAACAAAAATGAATACTTTGGTTTGCAAGTTGGCGCCAATATTATAACATATAATATTGGGGCGTGTCAAGGATTTTCTGCTAGGTGTTTTCCCCTATGTTGTATTTTTACAAATTTGCAAATTTTTTGTTGTGTGGGCGTTTTTTCGGGTATAATTCACACATACACTAAAAAGGACTTCAGAAAATGGCTAAGATTACAAAAGTTTCGATTTATGACATGGATGGTACTATCGTTTGCAGTTTGCACAGGTATCGCACAATCGTTGACGATAATGGCGAACGTATTGATTTGAATTATTGGAGAGAAAATGAGTATCGTGCAATGGATGATTCATTATTGCCATTGGCATCACAATATCGCAAAGATTTAAAAGATGAAAATACTTTTGTTATTATTGCAACTGCCCGTGTTTTGCGTGATGCTGATAATAAATTTATTACTGATATTCTCGGTGAGCCTGATTATATTATCTCACGCATGGATGGTGATTCTACATCAGGCGGTAAATTAAAAATCGCTGGTTTGGCAAAGTTTTTTAATCTTAAAAATTTCAAAGATGCTGAATTTACATTTTACGAAGATAATACCACTTATTTAAAAGCTGTTTGTGACCGTTTTAATATCCGTGGCGTTTATGTTCCAAGTAAACAGGGTCATTAATATGTTTAAAATAAAAAAGATTATTACAGATAATCGCACAGAATATCATATAATCAGACCCGATGGGTCTTTGGTAGATATTGAATTAGATTATGGGCGGGCATGGGTTCGTATGCTGGTTTATGAGAATATAGATAAATGAGGAAAATAAAATGTTTAAATCATTAGCAAAGTTAATCGGGCATTTTGTAATTAATCGCCCTGATAAAATATTAATTACATTAATGTTACCCATTCTTATGATTATGACATTTAATTATCGTGATAATCTTCGAGAATATAAAAATTTCATTTTTGGCAGGTAACACTTGGGTTTGCAAACCAAAATGAATACTTTGGTTTGCAGTTTGCGCCAATTATATCATTATAATTGTGCCCGTGTCAAGTTTTTTCGTATAACTTATTTTTCGTGTGTGATTAAAAAACAACGCAATTCTGTGCTATAATTTGCCTATGGACAAAAAAACACTCTTAACCCACATTCAGCGTGAAACTGTAATGATTTGGGATTCACTTTGTGAATTATATACACCTTTGGTTCACTACAATGAACCGGTTGTAGAACTTAACCCTTACATTTGGCGCACTGCCGGACAATGCTTTCAAAGCGAAAACCGCATACAAATGGGTTACAAATTTTTCAAAGCTAAAACAGAATACTTCAATTACATGATGGATGTAATACTTCCGCATGAGATTATTCATCAGGCCGACTATAATCTTTTCGGAGAATCCGAAAAAATTTGCGGGCATGGCAAAAAATGGCGTGAAATTATGGTAAACTATGGTTTAGACGCTAACCCACATCACACAATGGAGATTTTGAGAAAATGATTACTTTTGTTTCTTGGTTCGGTACTATGACAAGTATCCTTGGAGCGTTTGCAGTTGCAAACGCAAGTTTTCAAATCGGTTACGTTTTGTTTACTTTAGGGTCACTTTCATGGTTATTTGTTGCTTTTGTTCGCAAAGACAAGTCGCTCGGTGTACTTAATGCTACATTTTTTGTTGCAAATCTTTTGGGTATTTACAATAATTTCTTTTGATTTTTTGTAAAAACCTGATATAATATAATCTTCAATCATTCAAAGCACATAATGGCTAAAAAACAATTCTTCGCTATTCTCGATACTGAAACCACAATTAATAATACTGTGGCGGATTTTGCCATTATTATTGTTGATCGTGCGGGCAAAATACATAATCAATGCGCTGTTTTGGTCAATAATCATTATAATAACTTTGAGTTATTCCATGATAAAACCGCAAATGATATTTGGGGTTATTCGGGTTTAGAAAAACGTAAAGCCAATTATGTCAAAATGCTAGATAATGGCACTCGTATGCTTGCATCAGTAAATGCCATTAATCGCTGGATTAATCAAGCCATTGGCAAATATAATCCTATTTTGACCGCATATAATCTGAGTTTCGATTTAGACAAATGCCAAAATACTGATATTGATTTGTCTGGTTTTACTGAAAAGTTTTGTTTGTGGCAAGCCGCTATTGGTAATATTTGCAATAAAAAACAATATCGTGATTTTGTTTTGCAAAATCACCTTTTTAATAAACCCACACAAAATGGCAATATGACATTTTCAACAACTGCCGAAACTGTATGCGGTTTTATTAATGGTGAATTTAAAATCGAGCCACATACTGCCCTTGAAGATGCCCGTGATTTTGAATTGCCTATTTTGCAAGCGGTTATTAATAAGCGCGACTGGCGCGAGAAAATGACCCCTTATAATTGGAAACAATTTCAGGTCAAAGATCATTTTAAAGCGGCTTAATATAAATGAAAACATTTTGGATTATCGCACTGGTTTTGCATTTATCAGAAGATAAGCGGTTAGATTCTAAAATAGATACTAACCAATTTTGGATTCAAACAGATACAAGGATTATATAATGGAAACGATTGGCTGGATTGGTAGCGTATTATTGGCATTTTGTGGATTACCGCAAGCAATAGAATCTTGGAGAACAAAAAACTCCGATGGATTAACTTGGAGTTTCCTATTAATGTGGGGTGTTGGTGAGATATTCACAATTATTTATATTCTCCCCAAATGGCATTGGCCGCTTATATTCAATTATACTGCCAACATTATATTTATTTCGATTATCTTATATTATAAGATAAAGCCAAAAAGATAATAAAAACCCTTCGGGGTTTTTATTTTGCCTAAAATAAAAATGAATACTTTTGTTTGCGGTTTCATTTTGCAAACAAAAGTATTCATTTGCTGCGCCAAAATTATATCATAATTTTGGAGCCGGTGTCAAGCTTTTTCGTATAACTTATTTTTTGTGTGTGTTTGTTTTACAACACTTTTTTGTGATAGAATATAGGCTTAGCAGGCGAAAAGGGAAAAATCAGCAAAGACCCCAGAAAAAATAAGTCTTTGCAGAATCTCAAAATTCTGCTATAATTGAATCTTCAAAACACACTACACACTGAAAGGTTAAAAATGACTACTAAAGCTGTCAATTATACGCCTGAGCAAACGGCTCAGATGGTCGCGGATTACTCCAATGGTATTACTGTTGAGGCGATTGCCGAAAAATTGGGCAAAACTGTTCGTTCGGTTGTGGCTAAATTGTCACGCGAAAAAGTTTATGTTGCTAAAACATACGTTTCAAAAACTGGTGCTCCAGTAGTTAAAAAGGATGCACACGCTGATGCAATCGGCGCAATTTTGAAGCTCACCGAAGCTGAGACCGAAAGTCTTACAAAAGCCAATAAAACGGCATTGGAAAAGATTTTTTCCGCATTGGCTAATTCTAAGCCAATCTGATATAATAGGGCGAAAGCCCTATTATCTGATATTTTTTCGAAAAAATATCAGATAATAGGATTTTTAAAGGAAAATAAAATGCTTTTTAATTTGCCGTCATTTGCGGATAAACCCGTGATTCTCACGTTTTGCCAATTGGATATTAATCCAGCCGATTATAATGGTTTGCCATTTAGTAAAATCCGGCCTGAATATATTAATATTGCCGCCGATTATTTGCTGGATATGACGGGCGATTATGATTATGAAACATTCGCCCATTATGAATGGGAAATTGATTATCTCCAGCGATTAATTAAAATCCCCAGATCCGCATTTATTTAAAATAAACCCCGATTAATACTCGGGGTTTTATTTTGCCCAAAAATGAGTACTTTTGTTTTCAAAACGGCGCCCAAATTAGAGCATAGA